AAGGAACTTGCGAGGGAACGAGCAAACGAACTCCTATCGGGTAGAATTCCACATGATAAGCTTATTTTGAGTCAGTCTCTGTCTGATAGTTATAAAGTTGGTGGAAAGAGTGTCTCCATCAGTGGTCCCGAAAGTAGACACATCAATCAGGCACATGTTCAGGTAGTCAATAAAATGCGGGAAAGGAAACCAGGTTCTGAGCCACAATCTGGTGATAGGGTACCATACCTACTCACGAAAACGGATAACCCTAAAGCAAAGGCTTTTGAAAAGTCTGAAGATCCCAAGTATGTTGAAGAGCATAACATCCCCGTCGATTACCACTACTACTTTGTGAACAAGTTTCTGAATCCTGTGTGTGATCTACTCGACCCGTTGTATGACAATACAAAGCAAGAGATTTTCGGTGAAATTATTGAACAGTATAAACCACCAAAGAAGGTCTCTGGTCCAGCCTTAAGTGGTATGAAAAAGGAACAGTTGATTGAAGAGTGTGAAAAGAACAATATCAGCAGTGAAGGCACGGCGTTGGTATTGCGGGATCGTATTAAACTATTTAGACAAAAACAAAACTCTGTTGAAGACTTATTTAAAAGCTACGCGCAATCTAATGATAAGACATGACATCAAAGAGTAAGATTACAAAAATCGTTGTTGAGAACATCAGACGTCTGATTTACGAACAACTTCCAGATTTAATCGATGATGCAATCACTGAACATATTTACAATATGGTTGATGAAGAAGTGAATAACAACTACAATGAAAGACTGAATAAAAAGCTCGAAGAGATATCTAAAATTCATGCAATTCCATTGGATCTATTGTTGAGAGATGTACCTGAGTCAAATAATCATGCGATGTGTAAAGGTGTGAAAACATGTAAAGATGGGTCGAAGCAGAGATGTGCATTTCGTGCAGTAGATGATGGGTACTGCAAATTTCATAAGGCTCAAGGTGAAAAAATAAAAAAGCGAGAACTTCCTAGTAGAGATAGTCATACCCATGGACCTGAACAAATGTTTGTGAGAGGATGTCCGGGGTGTGAAATAAAAAACGAGCTTATAGATTTGTGTCACTTCATTAAGTAATGAGTAAATCGACAATTCTACTAACATCAATAAACAACTTTTACAATGAGGAAAAGAATCGAACCAAACTAATGAACATTCTAGATAAAACGAGTGGTATCTCACTTCGCAACCTTGAATGGTTTATCACGAATTACGCTAAAAAGAACAATACAATGTATACCACACATGATGGAAAACTATTCACTGTTCACTGTGCTTACAAATCTAGTTTAGATGGGTACAGTAAGAAACTGTTTGACCCGTTTTGTCGTTCGGAGAAGTTTCCGTATGTCATTCCTGGGACATCTCATGAAGTTCATACGACTTTGGCACAGTTGAACTTCATCAAATGGTGTATAAAAAATAACATCATCGACTATATTTCCAATAACAAGACTTCTTTGTTTAGTAAGCAAGAGACATGAAACCCTTGTCGAATATGTATGTTTGATATCCGGTATAATACATATTGAGTGAATATGTTTTGTTATTCACATCTACAAGTGAAGTCTCCGAAGTGTCAAGTTTCACTTCAATCGACGTTTTATCAGATTGTATTTGGCTAAAGTCCAAGTTCCCCGATGGTTCCACATTAATCGGATTCATCGAGAAACTGTATGTATAAATATTTCTGATAGGTCTTGCCAGTCTATTTCTAAACGGAATGAGATACTTGTAATAGTTGTGATTCGTTTTTGAAACGTTTGGTAATCTGTTTCCATTTATGAAAAAACTTGCTTCATCCATGATGGGATTAAAGAATGTCTGTACTTCATCAAAGTTTACATTCGATGAAAAGTTGAATCTGTTTTGATAATACTTCTCCTCCTCTATAGGTTTACCACCAGTTGCATCATTTTCATCTTCAAATTCAGTATTACGCAGAAACCAATGAATACATTTGACTGGGATGTTTGGTACAAGATTGTTTCGGATTGAGTCTTCACCCGGTACACTTACAATACTGGGGTGTTTACGTACGATATCTGTTATGAAGGTTTGTTTTTTACTCGCTAGGTACTGACGTTCTTCCGCAGACACTGTAATCTCCTCGGTGACAAGTTTAATGACTGGAAGTTCAAGTGTTGTCCCAGTGTCGGTGAAGAATGTTTGTTCGTGGAATTCAAGGACAAACTCGATATTCTGTCTATGCACTGCACACACGGGGAAGTATGGTCGGTTTGGTTTATTCGAAGAGTATTCATCACTCGCATATTTCCTGGAAAAGAAGAAATGCAAGGGAATCATGAGGTCGGCAGAATACTGGGAAAGGTCTCTAAACGCTGGTAATGTAGAATCGTCATAGCCTATGTTTCGATTGACAAGAAATCTATTCGCCACCTTTTCTGATATTTCTAGATAAAGCTCGTCATAAAGAATACCCCAATCATCGTGGATTTTTTCCACTTCGAGTTCATCTACGAGCATAGTGACACTTTTTAGAATATGTCTTCCCAATTGGTCTGCATAGTTAGCACCACCACCAAAGTCGGTTAGACGTGGCATAGTTATGCTGAGCCACATATTGCTCAAAAGGTCTCCCATGTTTTGTGGGTTGAACTGAACTTTGATCGTTTGTCCAAATGGCCAATTTGGTACCCCACCTGGGTTAATGATATTACGACTTCTATGATANTTTCTAAATTCCGAATGTTGTGTCATGTCNTTGTCATTAAAGAACGAGTCTTCTGGGTCTTTGGAAAGAAGATACGTATCCTGCTTTCCAATAGCCTTGAGAGAAATCTTTGCAGCTTCACCCATACTTATCTATTGATTACAATTTTTTAATATCATTCTCCCACATACTCACATAAGTCGTAGCCCTCATAATCTCNAGTTCATTTTTCGCCTGTTCNGATTCCTTCAAAAGTTCTCTCACACTTTCATCNGTGTACTGAACAGTCTTGATGTTTAGGAGATAGTCGTACGTTCCACCAATCCGAGGGAAGAGTCCTGAAAGTTGATTCTCGAGTTCTTGTTTTTTGCGACGGAACACGATGATATCACCATTGATGACCATCATAACAAAACGCGATTTGTACTCACACATTTTGGATTTGGTTTCAAGAACTTTGATGAGATGTTCCTTGCGTTTTTTATAGTACTCATATCGAAGTTTGATAAAGTCGGATAGAATAGACTCAGCTGTATCGTATTTGTGAATACCCTTGGTTGGATGAAACAGATGCATGTTTGTTGTACGAAGTGTCTTTTGAAGTTTGAGATCCTTGATGATATCTTTACCTGTGTAATCTTGAATAACGAAATCGACATTTTCAGTTGTACTGTTGTTTGTGAAACTCGAAATAATCTTCTTCTCGACTAGTGCGTCGAGATGTTCCTTATAATCTTGAGTCCAGCGACCTGGTGGTAATTCAGACACCTTCACAGTCTTTCCAATAACATCCCAAACACCTTCAGTCATCCACACATCATCATGTTCAAAAATGCGACCCTTGAAACCCCTAAACCATGGTTTCATTTTCTTCATACTCTTACCATGGAGGTGGTTGAGGATATTGTCCCGAATATCCTTGGGATTGTAAGGTGGTACATAACAACTGAACCCTGTACCGATTCCTTCTGTACCATTAATAAGAACCGTGGGTAGCGTAGGCATGTAAAAGTCTGGTTCAATAGAACGACCATCATCGTCTAGGTAATTGAGGATGGCGTCGTCATTGGGGTCGAAGAGCTTTCTCGCCTCTTTTGTAAGCTTTGTGAAAATGTACCTCGTTTGGGACGCATCCTTGCCACCCATGAGTCGTGTACCAAATTGACCACATGGCTCTAGGAGATTGATGTTATTGGAACCTGTATAATCATTGGCCAACTTCACGATAGTCTCTGCGAGAGACACTTCACCGTGATGATAGGAACTCTTTTCAGCGACATATGCAGCCAATTGTGCCACCTTCATTTCAGCAGTCAGATTCTTTTGGAAACATGAGAACATAACCTTTCGCTGTGAAGGTTTCAAACCATCAGCCATGTGTGCAATTGAGCGCTTGAGGTCTGCAAGACTGAAATTCACTAGGTCTTTGTGAACAAAGTCTGTGATATCCAGCTGTTTAACGTTTCCATATGACACTTCAAGCTCACTTGCCTCTTTTGCTGTACTCTCAAGGAGCCACGTCTTTCGAGCATCAGCTTTCTTCTTATCGAATGCAAGAACGATTGAGTCATCAGTCATCGTGTCTACATCAAACTTTACAGTGAGATCTTGAATCTTCTTGAAATATTCTCGAGCTTCGGCAGATGTTGAGGTACCGAGACCCTTATAGTACTTGATTCGCCATCCAGTCTTGCCATCACCATACCAGGTTCGAAACGCCGAATCGGTATAGAATGACTTACTCTCAGAACCCTTTGAGGCTTTGATGATTGGTGTGACCATACTCACCACAAAGTTCAGTTTCAAAAGACTCGGCCAGAAATAGTGAATCATATTGAGAATGAGACCCTTGATGTGAGATCCATCATTATCTGCATCAGTCATGATCATGAGGCGACCATAGCGAAGTTCCGAAACACTCGTGTATTCCTTCCCTTGTTGAAGTCCCAAAATCTTCTTGAGATCGTTGAACTCTTGGTTGGAGGTGAGTTGTGCCACTGAAGAATCTCTCACATTCTTACACTTACCACGAAGAGGGAAGACACCGTAGTGGTCTCGACCAACCACAGAGAGGCCAGCAACCGCAAGGGTTTTAGCCGAATCACCCTCTGTCACGATGAGGGTACACTTACCAGATTGAGCCGTACCAGCCTTGTTTGCGTCATCCAGTTTAGGGATCCCAGTAATCTTAGACTTACGAGCACCGTCAGTCTTCTTGAGTTCCTTCATCTCCTTGAACTTTGAGAGCGCTGTGAGCTCATCAGCGATACCAGTCTTGAGGACATTCTTAACGAATGTCTTGGGTAGTTCAAACTTGGAACCAAAGTCTTGTGCCTTGAGTGTGCACTCAGATTTGACTTGACTTGAGAAGGTTGGATTCTCAAGAGTAGCCTTTACAAAGATGTTGAAGGTGTTCTTCACTTGTTGAGGCTTCAACTTAATCTTCTTGGCCATCTCCTCGATAACACCTGCTGCAACCAGGGATGCCACGTGATCTACATGGGTTCCACCTTTGGTTGTACAGATACCATTGACGAAGGATACCTGTTCCAGACCATTTTCAGAAGGACCAATACACACAGACCAACGGTCTCCATTGACTGAGGTGACATTCTCAACACCTTCATGCATCTTGGCGTAGGTGTCGAGGTTCTGTTTGGGTAGAACATCCCCATTGAACTTGACCTTACAGTTTGGGGTTGTGCAGATGTTTGCATCCCATACTCGCTTCTGGAAAATCTTGTAGATTGCATTCTCCATCTTGGAAAGACCAAACCTTCGCCAGTCGGGGACAAAGGTGATAGAAACGGATGACGTGGCCCCGCTATGCTTTTTGATTTTTGGTGGTTCACACACGGTCATATTCTTGGACCATTTCTGTGAGTAAGTTTGTTTGTTTTCATGATCTTTGATGACGATAGAAAACTCAGATGAATAGATGTTTGTCAGTTTAGCGCCATAGCCATTGCGTCCTCCTACGACACGCTTCTTGGAATCATCATAGTTGGTACTTGTGAGGAGGTGTCCAAATGTAAGTTCAGGGTTCCATAGACCCTCTTTTTCGTGCATACGAACACCGATACCACCGAGGGGTCCATTGTTTTCGATAGACACGGCACCCGAGTCCTTATCGATATCAACGGAGATGGAAGAAACATTTTTTGGGTGCATAGAGTTGCGGTCGATTGCGTTGACAAGGATCTCGTCAAAGATTTTCAAGAGAGCTGGGGAATACTTGAGGTTCTTCTTCTCAAACTGTGATTTATTACTGTTGAGAACCCAATACGGTTCGACATTCAAGTCGACTGGACCGACATAGGAGTCAGGTCTCTTGAGAATGTGTTCAATGTGGGTGAGTTTTTGGACACTCTCCATATTTTCTTGGTTCTATTACAATTCAAAACTCTAACTTAGGTTGTTTTGAAACATAACATCGTTGCTGATGTGATACAACTCGATTGCGGCTTTCTCTGGGTCAATGCGAAAAAATTCACCGTTACTGGCTCTACATTCTCGGAATTTATCATGTAGTTTAGATTCCACTTCTCGAGCAACGTCCCGGTCCAAAAACTCTCTTGAATAATGAACATTAAAACGATTAGGAACCGAAGAATTCATAATACCTAAACGCTGCTGTACGTTACCAGAAAATCCAATTTTAATTTCAGGGAAAGATGGATTTGTAAGTATATAAACACTAATCATATTCTTATTGTAAAATATTCCTTTAACTCTCACCATACTTAAAAATCTGGTAATTAGGTATAACATGCTCACCATCGCCTCTGTAAAACCAATATTACCCAATCTCGAGAAGCGTATCAACAAGACCATCGTCAAATCAGCTGTGAACGTCATCGACAAAGTCTACAAGGATCGAGACTACGCTCGGTTCTATGTTCTCGAGACGGTAGCCCGCGTCCCATACTTTTCGTTTGTGTCCGTTCTACACCTCTACGAGACTCTGAGTATATCACGGAAGGCCGACTTCTTAGAGACCCACTTTGCTCAGACGGTCAATGAGTACCACCATCTCCTCATCATGGAGGACTTGGGTGGTGATGAGCGCTTCGTGGACCGATTCTTTGCCCAACATACAGCCTTCGCGTACTACTGGTTGACATGTCTGTTGTATGTAGTGTCACCGAGGATGGCATACAATCTCTCTGAACAGGTTGAGGAACACGCGTATCATACGTATGACGAATTCCTCAAACAGAATGGGNCNAGTCTTTCACTTGAGCGTCCACCAGCTGTGGCTGTCAACTACTATGAGGATATCAACAATTTGTACGATGTCTTTGTGAATGTTCGCAATGATGAAGGAGACCATGTGAAGACTATGCAAGATTGTCAACTGGAACTTGATGAGAGATGAAAGACTTTTTTAAATATTTCAAGAGCTGCTGCGACAGCTACTGGTACGTATATTTCTTTGAATCTGGGTCTCGATCTCGATCTTTTTAGTTTGTTGTGTATATTTTTTATAGACCCACANAGCTTGATATACACCCCTTCAGGTAATTCATTTTTGTAATCATCAACAGTTTCCATAATGATAGATAGGTCGGGGTCTGTCGACATTAATGTAGAGTAATATTTTCTTTGGGTACGATAAGAAGAGATGTATTTCTATTTGATTATTGCAATTTTCATTCTAATTGTCATGATGCAGAACAAGACTAGAGGTATGAAAAGTTCAATTGAGAAATTGGTAAGACAATCTGCTCGATATGCTACAGCTGCTCAACAGGATAAGTCTCCAGTCATAGCTATTCTCCATGCGAACTATGCGACTGCCTACCTCTACGCTCTTAAAGATATTGCNACNGAATCACAAATTCATAATGCNACTGGTATAAATGTCAAGAAGTTCAAGGAGCACGTGATTAATGTACAAGATATGGTGACTAAGAAAACTACTGAAACATGCCCAGAATTTGCGGGACAGGTTGACATCTATCTCGCAGAAATTGGGGGTGAAGCCTGAACACCTAAGTGAAACTCGAAAATGTTAAAAGTAAGTCTAAAAAATGGAAGTCATTCGTGATTCAACG